GCATAACACTTGTAGAGCTATGATAGAAGTAAAAGAAATAGATAAGTGGCCCGATAACGATAAATGGGCGAAGGCCCGTAAGGATTGGGACGCAATGCCGAAGGACGAAAAAGAAGCGTACCGGCGGGAACACGCGGCCGCTATCGACCGTTGGGAAGCAGAAACCGACGCTATGGCGGAAGACGACGATACAGAAGAAAAGAAGAAGGAGTAGCGCGGTGCTACTCCTTCCTTATTTTTCCCGAATTTCGATTTTGTGGCCTTCAATTCCGCAGGGTATAGGCTGGTACCCGACAAAGGAGATAAACGGAAATAGGGCCGTTTCTCGTATCATGCGGGTTTATTTGGTTTGGATAGTAGTTTAAGCAAGCGTTCGTTATATTCCGAGCCTTCCCCAAATACGCTAATAGCCGTTCGTAAAACCCGTATTTCGTTTTCCCTATCTTTTTGTCGGCGATATATGATTTTCAGCCTATCGTATGAGTGCCGACCGTTGGAACGCATGGCTATATTTTCTTCGTAAACTTGTATGGCGGCTTCTATTTCCCCCTTCTTTTCATAAGCGATACCAAGCATGTTTAACGATGCGGTTCGTTGTATTGAATAATTGAGCCGTCTATTTTTCACAATACTATTAAATGCTTCTTTGTAAACATCTTTTTTAATTGCGATATTGTTATACCCCAATCTTTTAGCGCGTAAATATATGCTGAAAAGGTTAGGCCCATTATTTGACAAAGCTATATTTTCCGGTGTTAAAAACGATATAGGTACTTTTATTTCATCTTCGGCCGGTTCCCGTTCGCAGGAATTGGGGTTTGCTTTGTTTGCTTCTTTCGCCTTAGCTTCTTCCGCTAATTTTTGTTCGTTGGTATCTATTGGAAATTCCAATTTTTCGCCATTGACGGAAAGGGTTACGATTGCCGAAATATTTCCTTCTTCATCTACGGAAAAGTTGCTTATTCTATCGTCATCGGACGGGGAAGCCTTGGCGTTGCCAAAAAATAGCTTTTTTATCCACTTCATACTATTGCTTTACAAAAATGTACGGTAGCGATAAATCGGGGGCGTGAAGGTTCATTTTCGTATCGCTTTTTATAGAAAGTGCGAATTTCTTGTATAGCTTCTTGGTGGAAGTCCTGTATAGGCGTAATTCATCGGCCGTGTTCGATACCCAATAATAGCACGGTACATCTTCGTAACCTTCGTTATGGTAAACCAATTCGCCGAAGGCAGAGAATAACAGCCGTTCACCTTCGATAAAGTCGTTTTCGTAGATTTCTACGGGCTTATTGTTTTGGGTTCCGAATATGATTTTATCCGGGTCGGGTTGCAATTCGGCACCGGGATAGTCGCCAAGGTTTGAAAATTGGGTATCGGCCCAAGTCCCGTTAAACACGGATAAGGCTTTTTCTTGTTGTTCGGTGTAGCTTCTTCCGGGGTCTTCATCTTTGGAACACCCTACCAACAGAAAAAGCGCACATAACAGGCAAAAGTGTTTCATAAGATATTTAGTTAAACAGTTCGTAAAATTCATTTCCGGATTTCATTTGCTTAATATTTTCCGGTAGTTGCTCGCCTATCTTTGAAAGGTCGTTAGCAAGCCTTTCTTTCAACTTCAAAAAATCCGCGTCTATGTTTTTTTGAATCTGGAACCAATTACTTTCCGATTTATCCAACCCCGAATAATTGAGTTCGGAAATACTATCGTAAAAGCGATTTAATAACAATTCTTTCGCTTTCTCTTTGTCCCCCGAAGCAAGCGACTTACGTATTTCAAAGTTGAAGTTAGACTTATTCGAATGTTCGCAATTTTCGCGTAGTTTCTTAACGTCATTCGTCATTATCCATAACTTGAAGAATAGGATAATTTGCAGGAAGGCTGCCGCAAGCGTTAATAGGGCTAATAGTTCTTCTATTTGCATAGTCGTAAAATTTGCGCCCCAAGAACCCGAACAGGCATTACAAAAACAAAAAAAGCGTGGGCCTTATTGGTCTACGCATTTGAGGTATCGCCAAACACCTACCGAAAGTAGACTATAACCCACGCTTAGCGATATATCGAAAATGGATATACAGCCAGCGAGCGTTAATAGGCTATCCTTTCGGTTTGGAAAATTGGCGATTTTCAAATGCGGATTCCTATACGCTTTTACAAGCGTCCCCGGATTTCTCCCCGGAAACGTTGCAAATATACTGCAAAAACACTAAACAACATTATTTTACGGCGGAAAATCGCGCAAAGAGCAAGGCAGGGGCTACCCAGCCCCTACGCAGGAGCAGGCCAGCACCAGCCCAGCGGCAGGCTTGGGGCTATGGTACTTCGGAATCAGATAGTTACGCTTGTTTCGTTGTTTAATGTGTTATAATTCAATTATTTGCAATTTTTCATTTTTTGAGATTAAGCCCCAGCCCAGCCCCTAACCAGCCCCAAGGCAGCCCCACAATTTCGCGCGGAACATTCGGCGTAATTTTCATTTTTACAAAATCAATAAATAATTATATATCAATAAGTAGCGCACGCAAAAACAAGGAGTTGCCCAGCTCTTGGGCAGCTCCTTGGCAGGGGCTACCCCAGCCCCTGTGGATAAATATAAGGATAAAGATATATAAGAGAGAAAGGGGGTGCAGGGGGAAAGAGAGGGAAAACGGGCTTTCGACCTGCGCCCCAAACTTGCAACATTACCGGGCAGCTTGCAACATTAGCTACCACCATTTCCGAAATGTTGATAGTAACCGCCGCTATGTTGGTAGTTCCGCCGGCGGAATGTTGATAGTAATACGGCGGTAACAAAATCCCCTTTTCCCCCACTTATCCGAGAAGGCCGGACAACCGGCAAAGCAAGAACGCCCGTTTTTGCCCTTTCTCGTGCCCGCTGTTCGATTTTGTGCGGTTGGCTGGTATATTTCCTTGTTTGGAGAATAAAACGGGCTAAAATCACCTTCTTTTGCTATTCTTTGTACTGCGTTGCTAATTTCTTGAAAATTGCCTTTTCAACTACCAAGGCGAACAAAGACCGCCCCAGCTTCTTATAAGCCTTTCCGCACCCTTACGGTTGGATTGTTGAAACGAATGTAAAAAACTCGCAACGCTATACGGCGATTCGCATTACTATAATACGTTTCTTTGTCGCAGGTTTAATTAAATCCAAAAAATCAAATGGAACTAAACGAAATTATTGCACTACTTGAAACGCAGTTTCCGGGCGTGCGAAAAGACGGGCTTAACCAGCTTGCGCGAGTTATCGCCATGCAGGTTAATACCAAGGAAGAAGCTACCGGTATCGTAGGTAAACTTACCGCCGAAGCCGTAGCGAAGTTTGTAGCGGATTGGCGCAAAGACGCGGACGCTGAGATAGACAAAGCGAACAAAACACGCGAGGACAACCTGCGTAAGAAGTACGACTTTGTGGAAAAGAAACCGGACGAAGGCGGTACCCCACCCGCACAGGCCGGAACCTTGGACGTAGCAACCGTGCAGGAAATGATTACGAACGCCGTAGAGAAAGCTACTAAGGGCTTGCAGTCCGAAGTAACGCACCTTCAAAGCGCGGCCGTAACCGCCAGCCGCCGGGAAACGCTTGTTAAAGAGCTTGCCGACGTACCCGAAGCCTACAAAGCAAAGGTTCTTAAAGATTTCGACAGAGTAGCCAAACTTGGCGGCTTTGCCGACGAAAACGCCTTTAACGAGTATCTGACCGAAACCAAGAACGACGTAGCAGCCTTCGGCCAAGAGTTGGCAGACCGGGGCCTAAGCCTTCACGAAAAACCGGTACTTGGTTCCCCCAACAAGGACGGAGTAAGCGCGGGCGTAGAAAGCTACATACAGGCAAAGGCCGCAGAAGCCGAAAATAAGGGCTTGGGCGGTAAAGAGGTTTAACGCTAAACACTTGTAAAATGCTTAAAATCGACAGGAAAAAGGATAACCGCGTAATTCGCGCGTTTACCCACAAGCTCGCCGACATTCCGAACGGTATTACCGTTTCCGCCGCCGACCTTACGCAGAAAGTCCTGCACGAAGGTACGCCGGTAGGCAAGGACGAAAACGGGCTTTATCACGTCGTCAAAGTGGCCGTTCTTTCGGCCGACGCGACGAACACGGCAACGGCCTATACCGTGAAGAAAGGCCATAACTTCAAAGTAGGCGACGTAGTTATGCTTGCGACCGGTTCAAAGGCATACACTATTACGGAGATTGCTACCAACGCAGACGACGCAACCAGCGACGACCTTACGGTAGACACCACCCTCGGAACGGCCGCAAAAGCCGGCGATTCGCTTTACCTCGCAGCCAAGGCCGGGGCTTCGGGGTCAGCTTTCAAATACGCACCGGTAGCCCTTGTAGGCGAAAGCTATGACGTGGACGAACTTAGCAACCATATCGTAAACGCTTGGACTATCGGGCAGATTCGGGAAAGCAATATCCCGCCTA